TTATATGCAGTGCCTTTTTTCAAAATCCTGCAATGCTCTTTTATGTAGGACTAAAGTCCATCTTTTTTCATATCCAAGCTTGTCCGCTATATCACTAAAGCTTGCACCCTTCATATATCGCATAATTAAAAGAATTTTATAGCGATCATCTTCCATGCTATCTATCTCTTCTTCTATCTTGTGATAAAGACTTGTATATCTGCTTGTCTGCTCCTCTATCTCCTCTCTAAGCTCTGCCATCTTTATGATGATGCTTTGGGTCCTTGTGTTGTCTGGGCTTGTCTCTACCTTGCAATCACTTAAAGCACTTGTAACCTTTGTAGCAAGTGCCATAAGCCTTTCACGCTCTGTAGTCTTTACTTGTATAAGTCTTTCAATGCTTAAAAGTTGTCTAAGATATTCTTTTGCTGTCATCACTCACCTCTTGTATACCGCACATGTGCCGTCTTTTGCTCTCACCCATATCCGTAAAGGAAAGCCCTTAAAGTCATTATCACGGCTATTATACGGTAGGTAGTCGGCTCTCTCTATCTCAAGCCCGACTTTGTGACTATTTTCGCATCCCTCCGCTCTGTTCTTATCTTCGTAATTCGTACCACAAACTTCACATGTATACATTGTTTTTGTCTTCATTCTTCACCTCTCTTTTTTAGCACGCCAACTCCTTCTCAAGTGCCTCCAATATGTCAGCTACTCTTTTTGCGCCAAGTCCTTTTATTCCAAGCAAAATTCCGCCGATTTTAGATATATCTACGCCCGGTACCGACTCCGTGCCGGCTTTAAAACCATCTATGTAAGCATTTTTATAAATATTTTGCAAGTATACATTCATTTGATTGTGGTCCTTCTTTTTGATGTTCTGGTATTCCTTGCGGTTTATCACAATATCTTTTTGTATCGCCATCTTTACCCCCCACCTTACTTTAGTAGCTCGTCCAGTTCTTTATATATTTCTGACATCTTATCGTCATACTTTCGAATTATACCTTCAAGCTTTTCCTTGATAATTTCCGTTATTTCTTCCCCATCAAAGTCCTTGCAGGTGAGTATAATCTCTTCTGGTTCACCCGTTTCATCGTTCATACCTACAAGTTTTATCCTTTCGCAAATAAAAGAATCTAGCGCCTCCAGTGCGTCTAATGCCCGTGCCTGCTTCTCCATATGTGTTTTCGCTTTGTCTTTTGTCTCAATTACCTTATCAACTTTACGCATTAACTCGTATTCTATATTATTTTCCATCTGTTTATCCTTCCTTGCATCATATTTTGCTCCACACGGCGTTCAAATTCATTTAGGTATGAAATATAGTCCAATACCTTTAAAGTGCCGTGTGCGTTATTCTAGCTATCTTATAATTAAATCTATTCAGTTTCTCTGGGCATAAGTTCCCCACCGCAAGCAGAATAACCCGCAGCATCAACCCAACTGTCCTTATCCCTTCCCTTACTTGACTTTATTCTTGCATTCTTCATAAGCATCATCATTGCGGCCACCTGCCATGCTGCTATCTCTGTATCTAAGAAAGCACTCCAGAACTTTGCTATAGTATTAAAATTATCCTCCGGCTCTCCGTACTTTATATTCCTGCCGTTGCATACACACTTTTCTGCTTCTGTTAATATTTCTTTTCTTGTCATACCCTTACTCCTTATCAATAGTCAACTAATGGTTGATAACCACTCTTGCCATTTATCTCTCCTTTTTATACTTCATCACCCCAGCAATCCCAGCCATTAACTTCCTGCCGTGCAAACAATTCAATCTGACGACATTTATCGCCTAATAAATCGGCAATCCTATCTCTCACCGCCTGTGGTTTCTGACTGTGCCTTCCAATCTTAGCCATAATAATTTGATGTACTCCATGGCTTTTCACAATCTCACTTGCTTTAGTGCCTTTACTTATCCCAAGCAAGCATACTTCAGCATTTGCCCTTGTATAAGCACCCATTCCCCAAAAAAGACTGTCGCTCTTTTTATTAGTCTTAACCCATACAAATGTAGCAGTTTTATACTCAAATCCCCATGCGGACATTACCTGCAACGCCTCTTTTATGTTAGGGAAAGTCGCCCACATAAAGCATACGGCATCATCTGTAGTTATTCTTTGCACCGGCAAGCTACATATATCTGCTGTACTCATTGTTGAGTAGTGCTGTTTAGCCATACCGCGGCTATTTGTCTTGCTACCGAATTGCTTATATTCCCATGGCGGATCTGCGTAAATAATCTGATATTTATTATCTGTATTAAAAATATCTACTTTCACGCCGATACCTCCAAGTACCTGAAGATATGTGCTATAACATCCACCGTCCAGCCGTTACCAAGCATCTTATATCTTTGATTATCTGATACAGATTTACCTTTTATTTCAGCTTCTGTGTAGCCATCAGGTAAAGTTTGCAGTCTTTCACACTCTATCGGAGTAAGCTTTCTTATATATCCTTCTATCAGTACCCCGCGCTTGTCCTGTGCAGTAAGTGTATAAAACTTATTTCCATCTGAAAACCTCTGCCCATTTTGCCTCTTTTCCACCCTATCGGGCGTTATACAGCCAAACAGATACAAGCCCGTTTTTGCACCTTTGCCACCTGCTTCACCACACAAAGCCACACTCTTTCCGTGTATGTAATATATACGATTACCTTGGCTATCAGTCCTAAAATATCCAACCTTGCCTTTTTCGACCTCTTTTTCTAATATTTTTAATGTTTTGTCAAAAGGCACTATATACCTATACAATTCTTCAAATTTGAAGTTTCCATTCCAGCTTGCATACTGCCTTGCTGTCATTATGATAGCTTTTTCGCTATCTATGCTTGAGTCAGATGTATTAAGCCTAAGCTGTCCATTATTTTTCAGCCATTCAGCGTGACTATCCGTCAACATATATTTAAAGTCTGTATATTCGTGTACTATATCTTTTAGTACTATACCTTTATCTTGTGGTTGCTCTACGCCTTTTATATTTGTCCAATACAATCTTTTTCTATTCTGTGCAGATACAAGGCTTGAATTTATAAGTATTGGATCAGTACCAAGAAACTCTGATATTATACCGCTATATTCTTTCTTCATTCTGACATTTTCAAGTAAAAAAAGCACCTTAGGATTTTGCTCTTTTATATGCTTTAAAATCTCAACATATTCAAAAAATAGTTTGCTTCTCTCATCTTCAAAATTTAGCTGTTTACCTGCAAAACTGAAACCTTGACAAGGACTTCCGCCAATCAATAAATCTATACTACCCCAATCTATATCCCAATTTTTCCACTTTGTGACATCTCCTAATCTTACAATCTTTTTATAGTTCTTTTCTGATACCGCTATAGCATACTTATCCACTTCGGAGCTGTAATACTTGTCGACTTTTATATTCGCTCTTTCCAGTGCTACCATGCCACAGCTAATACCATCAAATAAACTTAATACATTCATCTTTTCAAAGGAGCCGGATATCCCTTAGTGCCGGCAGGCTCGACTCCTTTCTTTTTATCTATTCTTAATTCTTCTTATCTGCCTTTTTAACTTCTTATCTACTATAAGCGATACTTCTGTCTTATCGCTTTCATCATCAAGCAACTGAGTAAGCATAATGTGCACATCTGCTATCTCTTCCAACACCGCCCTTGAATGCTCTTCTTTGCCTCCAAGGATATCTTTTTGCAATGCTACTATAAGCTCCGCAAGTTCTTCGATTGCCTTAGATTTTTGATGCAGGATGCCGTAATGCTGTAATATTTGCCTTGTTAAATCTTTATTCATATTCTTCTTTGAGCTCCCATTTTTCGCAATTCTGCACGTCATTGCATGTTACTACGTCTTTATTTAAACAAAATCTTATTCTGTCAACATACCATTCACAAAGAGCGCAAACCCTCGGCCATTCATCCACTTCTTCATAGTCATACGCAATTCTATCTATGACTTCTTCAAGAACCTGCTCTTTAATTTCTTTGTCTGAAGCGTTGTCGTCTATAGCTATGCCAACTACTTTATCATTTAAATGTATAACTATTTTTCTCATTATTCACCTCCTAACTCCTCTGGCCACTTGTCTACCTCTTCCCAGTGCCAATCTAAGTGACTGAGCACCTCTTGAAGCGACTCATCTGTGATGTCCTCGTCTTTAGTCTCATCATCTACAGAAAAACCCTCGATTATTTTGTCGTTTATGTATACAACTATTTTTCTCATACTTCACCTCTACTTTTTAGCATGCTAACTCCTTTTCAAACGCTGCGATTATGCACTCAACTCTTTTCGCGCCTAAGCCTTTTATTCCAAGCAAAATCCCGCCGAATTTAATCTTCCTTTATCTTGTTTAGCTCACCCGATAAAACAAAGGCTGCAGCCTCAACTATGTCTCCGAGATTAGTCTTTCCATGCGGTATTTTTGCTTTGCACAAGGGTACTTCCTTGCATCCACCTCGCTCATAAACATGTCTAGAGGCCTTGCAAATACCCCATATTCGCCGTAAAGCGCCTGATATATTACAAGTCTTTCTTGTGTCTCTGTGTGTAGTGCTATAGTTATCACCTTGTATAGTCCGCCTTTAAAATGCCTATACACTTCTCCTGCTTTGGGATTTTCTCTACTCATACCTCCTCCTACTCTCTTTATGTACAAGCTTAACCCTGTCGCCAAGCCTAAACCCCGCAAGCTCAACAATATATTTGATGTGTTGTACCAATCTATCATGTTCCGCCTGCTCCTTTAATCTTCTCTTTTTCGCTTCTTCTATGGCCATTATAGCCTTGTATGCTGTGCTATCCCTATAGCCTTCAGCGTTGTGTTTGATGTCGCTACTCATTTAGTGCCTCTTTTGCAAGTTTTGTAAGTTTTTCAAACTTTCCTGCGACTTCTTTAAAATCACTTGTAAGCTCTTTTCTTTTTTTCTTAAGCGCCACTATAATGGCTTTTCTAATTAGCACTTGGTCGTCTGAAGATAAAAATGAATTCAAGTTAATTCTCTCTTTTGCATCTGTTCTGCCAGCTTGCAATACATTAATGGCAGTGGTGAAACTTATTCCTTCTGTGAGTAAATAGCTCTCAAATTTCTCTATCATCTCATCAATTTCATCTATACTTCTTATACTTTTTACCACCTCATTTGCAGCCATTATGACTTCATCTACTTCTTTTTTCGTCATTCTTCCACCTCCGTCAATATCTCTTTTATCTCTTTTGCATATTCCAACGCCTCAGCATTTCTTTGCTCTAGTCTTTTATAAATTACGTCTATAGCCGCTTTTACTATCTCATCAAAGTCGGAGGTGTACAAATTCGGACAAAGCTCTCCACCTCTCCATCCTCCAGCACTGAAAGTGACGTAAATATCTGTTTCTTTCATCCATTTTTTTAATGCTTCTATGTTTCCATAGCCTTTTTTAATCTGATCTAACTCAAAGCTAATTTTATTAAGCAACTCCCAAATCTTTTCGGCCTTCTCTTTTCCCATCTTTCACCTCACACATATCATTTTGTGTATTTCAATTTGCTTCAGGTCTTGACTCTGTCCCTACCTTTTTTGTAGCCATTACTAAGCCTAAATATTCTTTTGCTCCTTTTACGTAAACGGCTATATCGCAATCTTTATTTACGTAATATCTTATACCTTGGCCAAAAGGTTTTAACAGGCTCTCATCCACAAAGATTGATTTTCCGGCAGGTGTCTTAAGCTCTTTTAGTTGCCTTCCACCTACCGTCTGTTTTATAGTTTTTGTGTCCTGAAGTTCCTCTACACTTTTTATATTTTTGAGCATCTTTTTTGCATCAATGCCTACGTCTATAATTGTGAGACTTAATAAACAATATGTCACAGGTATTAAGAACATTGATATGTTTTTATGCACCACCGGTATATATCTATTTCCATCTATTATGATAGGACCACAAACTTTGTAATCCGCCACTTTGCCGGTAAACTTTGACTTGAAAATGTCTTTTATTACATCCGCCTGTAATTTTCCAAAATCTATCATTTTTATTTACTCCATATAAGTATTTTTTCATTTTTATGCATATATACTCTTTTTTATACATGCTTTTATTTCTCCACTTGCCCCAAGCTCAAGCACATCTATGCCCATCTCTTCCGCAAGGCTTCTCTCCATGCACGCACCTTGCGACTGCTGCCAGCCGTCAAGCATGACCATCTTATCCGCCATTCCCACTAAGGCAAAGCAAAGAGTCATATACTCTTCATGACTACCGCCCGGTAACATGTTGCCCATCCACATTGGATTTATTACCTCGTCATTTTTAAAAATATCTCTCACCTGATTTTCAGCCTTTAGAAAATTCAAGTGATAATCTTCAACGCCCGTAATCGGTCCTGATAGATATATTCGCATTGTTACTCCTTTCAAATCGTTTTATATATCTCTAATTTCAATTCTAGGATATCTAGAACGCATTTTTATTGCCTTAGTGATACTTTTTATCCATCGTGCTATAAAAACGCTATATAACGCGTTTTGTAACGCCATTTAATTTTATGATATTAAATTTTGTTATTAAACTAGTCGAAATCGACCGGTTTAACACTTAAAGTTCTTTGAGTTGCACCTCTACTCTTGCCGTCTCTGCGTAAGCTTTGTAGACCAGAAGCAAACTCACTTGTGCATCGTCTGTGTAGGCCACTCCGTTGAGTGCATCTAATATGCTTTTGGCCAAATTGTCAGCGTCTATCTTTTTTGTGTAGCCGACTTCTCCACTAAGCATCTTTTGCCTTTGCTTTTTACTTGTCGCCTTCGGTGGCTCAAAATATCCGCATATAGTCGCACCGATAGTGCCTTCAAGCTTTTCTCCGCCTGCTGCTATGTATGACTCTTTTACAAGTCTTTCATACTCTGCGGTCTGCCTTGGCGTGTATGTCCTTACCGCTGTACCCCGTCTTGAAAAGCGTGGTCGTTGTTTACCCACAGGCTTGCCCGGCACTGTAAAGGCTATATATCTTTTATTTTCAGCCATCCGCTACTCCTTTCATCTGCTTCATAAATGCTTCTTGCATATCCGCATCTATGTCGTCATTTCTTTGCTCAAAGTTATTGAATTTTGTACCTGTAGGCTTCTTTGCAGCAGACGCACTTGCAGGCTTATATTTGTCTTGCTCTCTTGACAACCAAGCGTTTACAAAGCGCTTCATGCCCACTTTCGTTTTTCGTTTTGTAGGATTAGCGTCTGACCATCCGACCATCTTTCGCATCTCTTGATAGATGTCTACCGACGGATACAAACTCTTGTACAAGTCTATATCTGCTTGAAAAAAAGGATAGCCTTCACCTGTGTTGGTCGGTATCTCAAATATTGCCTGCTCTTTTTCATCTGTCGCCTTCTTTTCTTTTTTTGGCTCCGTGCAAACATCTGCGATAGCAGATGTATATTCGGATTCGGATTCAGGCGGCAGTTCGCCGCAAGTCGCCGCAAGTCGCCGCAAATTAACATTTGTTACTTCTTTTTGTGGCTCATCTATCAGCTTAAGAAGATCATCAAAACTCAATCTTTTCTTCAAGGCGTTACACTTAGGGCATATAAGTTTTAAATTTTTATCATTTACCTCCCCACCGTTTTCAAGCGGCACTTTGTAATCAAAATGGAAAGCACCTGCACACATCTTCGCAAATCTGTATGCGTTCGTCTCAGTGGTTATGTATTTGCCACACTTTGAACATTTAAAATTGTCTCTTTCTAATATTTTAATTTTCAACTGCATCGGTACAGCTCTCTTTGAATAATATTCATTTGCCGAGTAGTCCTGCGGCTCCGGATACTTCTCTTTTGTATCTCTTATTCTTTGGTGATCGCTCCATCTTGGAAAAACTCCATATAAATGCTTTTTTTCAGTATCTGTATAAAAAGCAATTTTCTGTGCTGCGGATAGGTCTTGCAGTGCGTCTTCAATATCCGAAATGCTAACAATCTGTATCTCTCTTGGGTATAGTCTTGCTAACATGATTTGAGAGTCCACACTGAATCTTCCGTAGTCATCAGCATAAGTAATAAGGCGCTTGTATAAGTCTTCTGCAAATATGCTAACTTCTGCCAAGGCTTTACTCTCATTGATGCTTTCTTTTAATATTCTGTTTGGCATTTACCTACTCTCCTTATATCAAAGCAAAAGGGCATCATACTTATATAGTCGTGACACATAATCAAAAGGAACTTGATACCTAGTCTATAAGCATTTATATTTCTTTTGCTATATGATGCCCTCATGCTATTGATTTTTTCTTAGTCTTGATTACTCAAAAAGTGCCTTGCTTATGTCGTCTCCGCCCTCTTCTTTCACTTCCTCCTGCTTCTTTGTATCCTCTTTCTCTTCTGTATCTTCCTTCTTCTCTGTAGCCTCACTGTCGACTACTTTATCACTATTACTTTCTGCATAATTATTCACATCTTCTTCAGCCTCCACATACGACTTGCTACCATCTGAATTTATCACCGCCATATCTGAATCTATAGCAGTTACTAAATCTATGCTCATGATGCCCCACTTGCTTATCAGTTGTCTGAGCATTGTCTTGTATGCCATGCCGTCAAAGTCTTTCGACCAGAAAGTATACTGATTGCCTTTTCGCTTATCCGCTGCATATCCGGCAGAGTACTTAAGTGCGTGTGTCTCCATTTTTGCCTTGCTCCAGTACATCGCCTTCTTAAATCCATTTGTGTACTCAAACATCGCATAATAGCCGATTGTCGGTGCCTTTTCTCTTTCCTCTTCGTCATCTATCAAGTTGACTTCTATCTCTTCATTAAGCGGATCGTATCTAACAAGCTCACCTTCTTTTATTGCAAGTACATTGATTTTCTTGTACTGCCCCGAGCGGATAGCAAGTTGGATGTATCCCTTGTACCCAAGCTGAAACTGTGCCACCTTGCCATCTTTATTGTTAAATGGAACAAGGTAATATTGGCCAAGCTGTGGGCTTGGTGAGAGATTAAGACTCTCTCCAAGCAATGCAGCAGATAAGATACTTGAATTACTACAGGTCTGTAATTCCTTATTATTATTTACCGCCGACACGATAGAACTTATAAACCTTGTACCGTTTTTACTGCCTACAACCTTGTTTATCTGCTCCTTGACAGCATCCGCTGTCAAATATGCTGTGAAGCCTGTCGCTTTCTTCTTTGCTACTAAACTGTTTTGTACTGCCATTTTTATATCCTCCTAATTTTGATATTATTTAACTTTAGCCATGCGGCTAACATTTTGGCTTCTTCGGTACTTAGATACGCTTCAAATGCTGTCCACTCTCTTTTTACATCTGTAGCAGGTTCTTCTGCTTCTTGCAGGTCCGGAACAACTTCTTTTACTTCCTCTTTCTTTTCCTGCTCTTTCCTCTCTTCTTCAGCTTTTTTCTTTGCAATCTCTACCATGTACCTCGCTTTTTCAAGCGCCTCATTGAGATTTAAAGTCTCCTTGTACACCTCTGTGGCCTCAAAGCTGTACTCTTTTAAATCTGCTATGGTCTTAAGATTGCACTTGATAGAATTGAAAATATTATTTATGACCGTTTCAACCTGCTTTAAGGAAAAGGAAGTATTCAAAAATTTAACTTCAAAAACCTGCTCAAAGCCTACAAATTCAAGTTCTTCGCCTGCTGCATCTTTTAGCTTCTCAAACAGTGCCTTGACCTCTTCAAGTTTTTTCTGCTTTTTTTCTTCCTCATAACCTTTTATTTGTGAGTCTATCAAAGCCACAGGCTCCTTTATGACTGCAAGCAAGTCTTTTATTTGTGCTTCAAACTGCTCGTAAGGTTGTAGGCACTTCTTTTTAATCTCTTTTCGCTTGCTGTCTAGAGCAGTCGCTAAGGCATTGAGCTTCGCCCTGTCAGCTTTCGCTTCTTTTACCTGCTCTTCCGTGTATACGCGGCCTTTGTACTCTTCAAGCTTCTGAGATAGCTCTGCTTTGAGTTCATCATAATTACACTCGATAGCTTTTATAAAGCCATCTTCACGCGGATTGTATATCTTTAGTTCCATCATTCCTCCTTTTGCGACATAATAATGTCGCTTTTATTGCTATATTGTCACTGCCGCCAATATAGGCCATCTTGTTGACATCAACAAAATGGTCGTTCTTCCCGACACTGGGAAAATGGTATCTTTATATATCTGGAAGTATCAGATCAGGCATCTTTTTAGCCTCTACACACTTCCAGAATTTTCTTTCTTCTTCTGCTAAATACTCTATATCTCCTAATACTTCACTTCTTTCTATAAAGTAATGCTTAGTCTGCAGGTATATCTGACCGCCGAATTCACTTTTAAGTTGTGCTTTAAGCACCACAAAATCAAATTCAGTGACCATCAAGTAATGCAGAACTTGTATAAAGTAATTGTCGGGGATTCTGTCCTTCCACTTCTCTTTCTGCATACTCTGTAATATGTTCGTTGTTTTTATCTCAAGTATGCCCCTTCTGCCGTCCTCATCTGTAAGCTCACCATCAAGGCTTGCATGCGCGAAGGGATACTTGCTATTTAAGTACATATTGTTATCAAAGTACTGTACTTGATATTGTGGAAAGTCTAATCTGAATAACTCTCTTAGATGCTCCTCCGCCTTTGTACCATATAGCACGTAAGGCTTATCGGATATGTCAGGGCTTTCTCTTTGCCCCGTCTTTTCTAAGTACAAATCGGTATTTGTCTTATAGGGATTTAACCCCACGATTGCGGCGGCATCTGAACCGCCAATTCTACTCCTGTGTTTTAGCCACTCTTCACGATTGGCCAATATCTTTCTTTCTATCATCTTTAAGCCTTCAGTATCATGCTTGCGACCTGCTCCGCTGTGAAGCCCAGTGTGGCCGCTATCGCTCTTAACTCAAACACTGTCATGTCAGCCGGGTGGTCTCTTTTATGCGCCACCGTCTTTTCACACTTACCGATAAGGCTTGCGATGTTTTTTGTCTTCAGCCCTTTAAGCTCAAGTCCTGCCAGATATGCAGCCCTAAAGCTTCTATCCATCATCTCCGTCCTTGACGGTGCTAATCTCGGCATTTTTCTCCTCCTCATGTTTTTTTATGACCCGTATGGCCTTTTTTATTTCTGCCACATCTCTGTCATTTCCTTCTTCTTTCTTTTTTTCAAGTAAATTACTGAAAAAGTCTATCATCCACTGATACTTATAAGTCATTTGATAAGCATCTTTGCAAGTGTCATGATAAAGACTGCGTCCACTGCTACGAGTACAGCAAGTGCAAGATACACTCTGCTTTTAAGTGCATTTATTTCTGCTTTTTGTATCTTCAGATTCAGATCTTGCATAGATACCGCATTATAAATGCCTCTGTATCTGTCTTTTAAATACTCAAAGTCTTCTCTTTGCTTAAAGACCCTATTCTCTAAGCTATGCAGTGCCTTCTCTTTCTCTTCTTCCGCTGTGCCTCTTGTCAGCGTAGGAATTACAACCCCTTTTATCATCTTTTTTTCTGTACACTCTCTTTGTACCTGCTCCATGTCTTTTCTCCTTACTTACACAAAAATTTATTTACAAAGTATATCTGTCCTTTTCCTGTGACCTTTGTGGTCTTAGTGACCACAGTCACGCCCTCTGAATTTATATAGCTGCTTTCCTTTATCTCAAAGAGTCCTTGCTCCATGCTTCTTTGGGTCGGCATGTTTTTGCTGCTGCCCGATTTCATCAAAAAACCGTTATCCCTCAACCAATCAAAAAGTCTCTTTTGGCCAATATCTATGCCGTTTTGCTTTATAAGCTTTGCAAGCTCACCGATTAGAATTGATGTATGACTTGCACTGACCGCATCGGCAAATAAGGCCTTTGGCTTCATACTTGCACACTCTATCTTCAGACTACTAATTTCCTTTTATTGTCTTGTCTGCTTCCCCTTTTCAGTACGCTGTATCATGCACAACTCTTTGGCCATATCAAGTTTTATAAGGTGGTCGACCGCTGGGCGGCCTCCTGTACTTTCGCTCAAAAATGAGCTAAAGTCCTGACCCTCTATAAATCCATATTCGCACATGCGCGGGAACCAATCCTTATATGCTGTGACCACTCCCAACATCTTGTGAAGGTCTCTTCCTCTTACCACGGGTTCCATGTTTTCATCTGTTTCTATTTTGATCAATTCAGTCATAAGCTCCTCCTCATTGTTCGATACCCTTAAATAGCCTTTATTAGATTGTAGCCAAGGCCTTGCAACCTATAATTTGATTTTTTTCATTTCTCACAGTTTCCGCTGTAAGCAGTAAGTCATCAGTTGTTCTACCTGCTACTTTTGCCGCATTAGCGGTAATCGCAGAGACTACATAAAATGTATTTTCTGCCGGTTCCGGTAAGCCTATAGGCTCACCAAATTCCGCTCTTACAAGCGGCACATCTCCCAAATGTCCAAAATTGACGTTTTTCTGTACCGCCCTTGCCTCTCCTTCGGAGGGCAAATCAACAATTTTGTTTCCTGCTTCGTCCACTATGTTTATTGTATGTGGAGTTAGATTGATTATTCTCATATTCTCACCTATCCTTGCTATATCCTTTTGTTGAACTGTCGAAATATAATCCTTCGACATTAGCCCACTGAAAATCTGCCCCACTAAAGTTTGCAGTGTATGCATAGGCACCACATAACACAGAACGTTTTAAATCTGCTCCCATTAATTTTGCTTCACTTAAAACTGCTCCTGCCAGATTGGCACCTTTTAAGTTTGCACCTGCGAGGTTGGCACCTCTTAGGTTTGCACCTCGCAGATCTGCTGCTACCAAATTTGCTCCCCTCAAATCTGCATTTGAGAGGTCGGCATCTGTGAGTATTATTTCTTTTAGATTTGCCCCTCTAAGGTCTACTCCTGATAGCTTTGACTCAGATAGGTCAGCCTCTTCTGCGTCCAACCCTATCATTGACACATTTGATAGGTCTACACCCTTTAACAAAAGCCATGCTATACTCTTCCCATCCAGATTTACCTCTTCACCTGCCTTATGTGCTTCTAAAATTGCTTTGATTTCAAACTCTGACATATTTTTCTCCTTTTTCCTTTTCAGCTTGCCTTTTCTTCTTCCTTATCCTCCGCAATCACTCTTGCCATTTCCATGCCCTCTGCAAGGCCTAACAAGTATTCTTGCTTTTCCTGACTTAATTTCGGCAGTGTTGCTTTTAAGATTGCCACAATCTTTTTAGTATCCTTTTTTGTCATCTCTTTACTCCTTTCTATCCCCTTACGGGGCGGGGCTTAAAGCCCCTTTTATTTATGAAACTTCTACAGCTTCAGTAATCTCTTCTATAGGCTCCGAGTCTACCGTGGGAGCAGCACAGTTGTTACCGAGGTAAAGAACCTCATCTCTTCCGTAATAACTAATCTTTTTTCTATACTCTTTTGTTATGTTGTCCTTCCACCAGTTCGGCTTGGTATAGATAAAAGTGATTGTTTTATCGGTTCGCCTGATTAACTTGATTTCAACATCGGTATCACCCAAGTACTTTCTTTCCCTGTAAGTTTTTCCCACTTCAAATTTTTTCATTTTTGTTCTCCTTTGTGTTTCTTGTCGTTTATACATACATAATACACCGTATAAACGACTTTGTCAATATCTTTTTGTCGTTTATACGAACTTTTTTCTTGACTTTTTTTCCTCTCTCTTATATACTAAGAATATAAGGTGAAAAAACCTATATCTGGTATGGAAAGGAGGTATATGGGCGAAAGAGTAAAAGAACTTAGGACAGCTTTGGGATTATCAGGTGAGAAATTTGGCGAAAAAATTGGAGTTAAGAGATCTGCTATATCAGATATAGAAAGAGGTCGAAATAACTTAAGCGAACAAAACATCTTGGCCATCTGCCGTGAATTCAACGTCAATGAAAATTGGCTAAGATACGGCATGGGCGAAATGTTTAAAGATATGACATTAGATGAAGAAATAATTTCGTTCATCGGCGAAATACAGTGGGATGTGTCAAGCACTTTTAAGAAAAGATTCATATCTGCTATCGCAAAATTAAACGATGAAGAATGGAAAGTTTTAGAGAAGATTATTGTAGATATGGCTTCCAATGTGGAAGAAAATAAAAAAGACTGACCTTAGTCAGCCCCCAGCAATTTCTTTAGATATATAAGTAAAAGCCTTATATGTCTGCGATTTGCAAGTAATAATAATCTACATAACTCCTTAAATTCTTCCTTATCATCCATGTTTTTTTCCCTCCTGCGTGTAAGATAAATATATCGAATATATGTTCGATTGTCAATAATTTTTTACGCGGTGGGATTATATAAATTTAATTGGAGGAACTATGAAAAAAGAATTGATAGCTGTGGCTGTGGCCATGGCACTGACGGGATGTGGTGGAGCTACTACATCTAATGAGAGTACTACCGACACTACTGTAGCAAGTAGCGAGGCAACTTCTGAAGCCGCTACCATAGAAGCTACAGACAAAAAAGAAGAGATGAAAAAGGAATACAGTCTTAATGATCCTACACGTGTAAATGATGACACTACAGGCAAGTGGAAACTAAATCGAATGGTAAGTGCGACCAATCCTATAGATTTTGCATTTGACTACTATAAGAATTTCATGCAGCCTGACGAAATTCACTTTATAATCAACTTTTCGACAAAGACAACAACTTCTATACAGTATAACACCGGAATGTTATATGTTAGAGTTATGGAACATGTGGATAAGGAAGAAGTATCTGCAAAAACACTCGGAAAAGGTACGCTTCTACAAGAAAAGTATTTTAATGCCGAAACCGGTGAACCCTATGAGGCAAGTGCATCAAGTGATGTTGCTCCTGTCTCAAGTGATGAACTTGTGGCCAAAGTGACTGAAATTTTGCCCAACTATATCACTCCGGGAGCGGAATTAAAAAGCGTTACTATGAACGATAAAAATCTTTCTATAGTAGTAGACCTAACTCATGTAAATGATAATAGCAAGATACAGCTACCTATAGACGCCATAGCCGAAAGTTCAGTATCTGAAATTACAGACCCTATACTTGGCTTAGGTGATGAATACTTTGATGCTTGGGATACTATAAGTCTTGATTTCGGTGAGTATGGCCATGCTACGTTTAGCAAGTCAGATGTAGCAGCTAATGCAGCAGGCAAATACTTCTCTTATGAGGGTAATATCCTACAAAAATAACTTGTTCTATATTGGAATAAGTTCAACCATTTCCAAAAATGAAAAAGTTCAACTTCCGAGGTTTTTTCGGTAGTTCAAAGCAAAAAAGAACCCCCGTACGCCAATACGGAGGCTTTCAAGGATTAGCCACTTGCGTGGCCGCGCCTAATCTTAAATCAACTGCGATATTCGCAAATAAATAGCAAGTATTATTATACCATTTAGGCAGGCACCTCGCAAGAGGTGTTATTTTTATACTCAAAAGGAGGTCTAAATGGCTACAGCTAAAAAACTGCCGTCAGGGAGCTACAGATGTCAGATATACGACTATACAGATGACAAGGGAAAGAGGCATTATAAATCTTTTACAGCAAAGACAAAAAAAGAAGCGGAGCATATGGCCACAGCCTACAAGCTTGATAATGTTGATACATCCAAAAATTCAGATATAAAGCTTGAGGATGCAATGCTTAATTACTGTGCTATGAAATCTAATATCCTATCCCCTACAACCTTAGTAAATTATAAGCGGCTTATATATAATGCTTTTGACGGCTATTTAAGGCTTCCTTTAAGCAAATTTACGCCCGATCTGATACAAAGGTGGGTAAACTCTTACGCCGTCGGCAGAAGTCCAAAGACTGTAAAAAATGCCTATGGCTTCTTATATACGGTCCTTAAGGCCTACTACCCGAACTTGCATATGAATGTAAGCTTGCCACAAAGGATAAAGCCAAGGCTATATGTGCCTACAGATGAAGACATAAAGGCTATCATAGAGTACTGTAAAGAAAAAGATAGAGATATGCTCATAGCTGTATATCTTGCAGCGTTTGGCACCCTCAGACGCTCTGAGGTATGCGCCCTTACTGCCGAGGATGTGGAAGGCAGTATAATACATATAAATAAAGCTTTAGTGTATACAGAGGGAAAGGACTGGACCGTAAAGACTACAAAGACGACATCAAGCACACGTGATATAGATATGCCTGACTACATAATCAAAGAACTGCCCACAGATGGCAAGCTTGTAGATCTGAACCCTAATCAAATTACACACCGCTTCGCTAGGATGCTAAAAGTTTTAGAAATACAGTCTTTCAGATTTCACGACTTAAGACACTATGCGGCAAGTATGATGCATGCGATAGGTGTGCCGGATGTATATATTATGCAGCGTGGTGGGTGGGCATCAGACGGCACACTAAAGAGTATATATAGGGGCGTTATGGATGACTACAAAGAAAGATTTACAAGCAAAGTTATGGAGCATATCAAAAATATGCAACACGAAATATCACACAAAGAAAAATAG